TATTGGGTAATGGATCAGATTAAAGAGTTTGAGGAAAAGATTCCTACGATATGGCTTGATGAAGATTTGGCTAAATTAAAGTCTGAAGCTGAAGAATTTGAAAAGGCGGTCGCATGAACATGCACCACTTATTCCCTACTCCTATAGGTATGTTTGACCTAGATCGTGAACTTACAGATGAAGAATTGCTGTTTGTTCGTGGTCAAGAAACCAGACCTAATGAGGGGAATGTCACAAGTATAAATAACTTTGTGCTGCGTGATTCGGTCATGACTTCTCTAAGAGGTTGGATTGAGGACTGTGTATCTGAATACTTTAAAGCAACAGTTAATCCTAAGCATGATGTTCATTTACGGATAACTCAAAGCTGGTTTAACTATTCAGAACAAGGTCAGTGGCATCACAAACATGCTCATCCAAATAGTTTTATCTCAGGTGTGTTTTATCTAAATACTAACGCTGACGATAAGATTTATTTCTATCGTTCTGGCTGGCAGCAAATTAAGTTTCCACCTGAAGAATGGAATAGTTACAACTCTGAGTCATGGTGGTTTGAGGCTATAAAGGGAAGATTGATTTTGTTTCCTTCATCGCTTGAGCATAATGTTCCTGCTGTGCAAGGTGAGGATACGAGGATAAGTATGTCGTTTAACACGTTCCCTGTTGGGGTTGTTGGCGACGAACTAAGTTTGACCGGATTGAAATTGGAGGCTTGAGATGGCGCACTTCGCGGAGATTGATGGCAACGGTATTGTGCAGCGCGTTATCGTTGTTGATAACAAAGACTGTTCTGATGCCAATGGCGTAGAGAAAGAATATATTGGTGCTGCATTCTGTGAGCGTCTATTCGGTGGCACTTGGAAGCAGACTAGCTATAACGGTAATATTCGTAAGCACTATGCTGGCATTGGATACACCTATCGTTCGGACATAGATGCGTTTGTGCCTCCGCAGCCTTATCCTAGCTGGACACTAGACGGTGACGCTAAATGGCAGCCGCCTGTAGCTATGCCTACTGATGGAATGTACTCATGGAACGAAGCTAATCAATCTTGGGAAGTAAATGGCTAACTACGTTGAATACGACTATTGGACTCAAGGCTATGGCGAAGGTGATTTAAGCCAACCTGACCGATATGTTGTTGCTGGTTACTGGAATGACGGATATGCCGAGTATGAGGGTGATTCTGCGTCATTTACTGGTACGGCTACGTTTATTGCATCTGCTCTAGCAGAGAAGTACGGTATTGCGACGATTACTGGTAACGCGACGTTTGAGGCTGTTCCAGTTGACGTTATTCGTGGATCGGCTTCGATAACTGGTGTAGCTACGGTAACTGCTGCTGGTAACTTTATTGTCTCTGGTAATGCTTCGGCTACTGGTGTGGCAACGGTATCGGCATTGGGTAGTTATGTAACCACTGCTACGGCTTCTGTTGTGGCAACTGCTGTAGTAGATGCGACGGGTAATATCGTGGGTTATGAGTGGACAATTGTTCCAGCCGATCCTACTACATGGGTTAAGCAATGAAGATTACTTTCGGAGAATGGTTGCCAGATCAGCCCGGAGTTAGTGGTGCTGTAATGGAAGCTGTTAATTGTTATCCTGTTACTAATGGTTATGCACCCCTTCGAGATGCCGCAGATTATTCTGACGCTAGTGGAGAAACTCTGCTCATTGCTTTTGCAGGTAAGTACGCTGGTGCTTCCGCTTTATTTGCTGCTAGTGCTACTTCGATCTATAAGTTCGATTCTAGTGATGCCTCACTGGATGCCGTAAAGACTTCCTATTCGTCTGTAGAGTCTTGGGATGTCACTCAGTTCGGTTCTAAGCTCATCCTAGCCAATGGGGCTAATGTGCTTCAGGCATGGGATTTAGGAGGCTCTACGACGGTCTCAGACCTCGCTGCTGCTGCTCCTACGGCTAAGTACGTCACGGTAGTCCGAGACTTTGTTGTAGCTGCTAATGTGGGTGGTGAGGAATCTAGGGTTTACTGGTCTGATATTAACGATGAGACAGATTGGACACCTAGTGCTGCTTCTCAGAGCGACTCACAGTTGATCCCTGATGGCGGGGATGTTATCGGTTTGGCAGGTGGGGAATATGGATTGGTGTTCTTGGAGAGGGCGATTTATCGTATGTCCTACTCCGGTAGCCCGTATTTTTTCCAGTTTGACGCTATTTCTAGGACTTTGGGCTGTTTATCTAACGGTTCTATTGCTCAGTTTGGCGGGCTGACGTATTTCCTTGCTGATGACGGGTTTTATGTCTGTGATGGGCAATCAGTTAAGAATATCGGGCTAGAAAAGGTCAATAGATGGTTCTTTGAGAACGCTATTCCAGACCAGTTAATCAATGCTATTAGCTCAACTGTTGATCCGGTTAGAAAATTAGTTATCTGGAACTTTAAGAATACCTTTGGTGGACGGTATTTGCTCTTTTACTCGATAGATTTGGGTAAATGGAGCTATGGAACTACCGATATTTACCATCTTTCCTATGGTTATACGCCTAGTGCTACGTTGGAACAGGTAGACAACTACAACTCCAACCTAGATGCGCTTGATATTCCGTTAGATTCAAGGCTATGGGCAGGTGGTCAGCTATTAGCGATGGGTGTTAGAGAGCAAAAGATCGTAGTTATTTCAGGTGCATTTAAGACTGCATACGTTGTTACAGGAGACATAGACATTGGACGCTCTGTTGTTACATTGGCAAAACCTATTGTTGATAATGGATCGGCAACAGTCGCAGTCGCCAGCAGAGATTTGCTCAATGAAACAGTCGAATTTGGCACAGCAGTAGCAGCAGACGCAGAAAACAGGGTTTCTCTGAGGTCTAACGGGGATTATCACCGTCTTAAGGTTACGGCAACAGGTTCTAACTGGAAAACATTGGTCGGTGTAGACGTTGACATTGTAAAACAGGGTAATCGATGACTCGCAGCGCACAGTTTCGTACTCTTCCGGTCTTTGGAGGCTCTGAACGAGAGGTTGCGGAGGTTGTTCGCGGGATCATGGACGGTAAGACTAATAACACTGGCCTTATCACTCTAGCAACAGGCAATGCAACGACTACAACGCTCTATGACGAGAGAATAGGTAACGAGTCCCTTATATTCTTTGCTCCGTTTTCTAACGCAGCAGAGGCCGATACAGCGCCTTATGGGGCATTTCAGGACACGACGGATCAAACGGCTGCAAACACGACTACAGCCTATGCGGTAGCTCTAGGAACGACTGATTATTCGTCTGGTGTATATGTTTCCAATACGTCAAGAATCAATGTAAGGAATTACGGAGTTTACAACATCCAGTTTTCGTTACAGTTTAAGAATACGACGAATGACGGTCAGGATGTAGATATATGGTTTAGGAAGAATGGGACTAATGTTGCTGGATCGAATTCTAGGTTTCATTTGCCAGCTAGAAAGAGTTCAGGTGATCCGTCGCACTTAATTGCTGCGATGAACTTTTTCCTAGAGTTACAGATTAACGATTACATTGAGGTAATGTGGCGGCCTACTGATGTGGGTGTTTCTATGGAGCATTACGGTACTAGCACGACCCCTGATAGACCTAGTGTTCCGAGTGCCATCATTACGGTTAATTATATTGCTCCTGCTGCAACAAGTAATGTTTATGTCAGTGCTCAACAGAGGGGTCAGGCGACGATTACTCATTGGGCTAACGATACTGCGAATAAAACATACGGATATGTTATTGTTGGTTAATGGAATACAAATACATTGATCCTCAAGAACTGAGAAACTGGTGGGCTGCTATTAAGCCCGGATTAGAAAAGATTAAGTCTAAGAGTCCTGAGAACTGGATTATTGAGGACGTATATACAGACTGTTTTAATCAGAGGTCTTTACTTTTCGTACTGATAGAGAACAACCACTACCGAGGCTTCTTTATCCTGCAACCGATGGGCGAGACCCTACATTTATGGGCAGCTTATTCGTTAGAAAATAGCTATGAAGTTGTCGAAAATGCCTTAAAATATATTAAAGGCATGGCATCATCAGCTAATGTTAAATACATAACATTTTCTAGCCATAGGCGAGGTTGGGATAGAAGGGCGGCTGCATACGGATTCCGTCCTAGACAATGGATATGTGAGGTGTGATATGGGCGGTGGTGGCGGTTCTCAAGAGAGTAAGACAACAACACAGATTGATCCGAATATTCTTCCCTACGTCACTTATGGACTAGAGGAAGGTAAACGGCTGTATGAATCTGGCACTCCCTCATTCTTCCCCGGAAAAACTTATGTAACTCCGTCTGAGGCTACGACGGAAGCATTGCGACTTGCTGAACAACGCGCTATAGCAGGGTCGCCTCTTACTCGTTCTGCTCAACAAGAGACTCTAGCGACGATTCAAGGGCGTGGTGTTAATCCATTCCTAGCGGGTGCTTTAGAGCAGTCTAATCGATTGGCTGGTGAGCAGTTCACTCGCAACATTCAACAACTTCAGTCTGAAGCGGCTAGTGCTGGTCGCTATGGTTCGTCTGCGATGGGTCAGAGAACAGGTCAGGCACAAGATATTTTTGCTCGCGCTTTAGCGGAACAGGGTGGTCAACTAGCGTATCAGAGTGCTGAGGCTGAACGTCAGAGACAAATGGCTGCTGTAAATCAGGCTCCTGCTATGGCTGCACAAGATTATGCTGATATTCAGAGATTGATGACTGTTGGCGGTGCTAGAGAACAACAAGCCGCGGCAGAACTTCAGGATGCAATTAACCGTTACAACTTCGAGCAGAACTTGCCACAGATGAAACTGTCGCAATTTGCCAATTTGTTTAGTTCAGTTCCGCAGGGTGGGGTTGTCACTCAGACTGCTACACCGCAAGGGGGTAAATAATGGGTGAGCCAGTAACTACAGGGATGATGATAGGCGCTGCTAGTGGTGCGCTAATGAATCGTAAGAACCCGATACAAGGGGCTATGTTAGGTGGTGCTATGGGTGCTGCTGGTGGCTCATTTTATGGCGGTGCTGCTGGTGCTACTGGTACTGGCGGCGCTTCAATGATTGGCGCTCAACCTGCTGCTAGTTATGCTGGTGGTAGTTTGCCGGGAGCTACTCCGACATTTATGGAAAGAGCTAGTGCTGGTTTTGGCTCTCTAAAATCAGATTTTGGCGCTGCTAATACATTTTTAAACCAGAACCCAACAACATCGCAGATTGGATTTAAGTTGGCTCAAGAAGCTATGCGTGGGGAAGATCAAGTACCTATGCCCGGTGGGATGTCTGTTCAAAGAGGTCAAATTCAGCCTATGGACTATATGAGTCTATTGAATCCACAGCAGCAAACGGTTATTCGTCCTGCAACTCCTTCGCTTATATAGGTGAAGCATGGCTATTACAATTCCACAAATATTTGCTGCTCAAAACCCTATGTATGAGGGTCTTTTGGGTGCTGAAGATGCTGCTGCGCTATCCCAGAGGTCTAACATTGCAGGGCTTCTAGGTGCTGCTGCGACATTGGCTACTGGTATGAGTAGGCAAGGTGCTCGTCGTACTCCATTGCAAAATGTTCTAGGCGCTTTGGCGGCTGGTTATGGTACGTCTGGACAGGCTTATCAAACTGGCATTGAGCAGATGGCTAACGCTCAGAAATTGGCTCAGGCGCGTTTGGAATCTGCTAAGTTAATACAAGCAAATAAAGCAGTTGAGGAATTAGTAACAAAAGATCCTCGTATTTCCAGCGATCCTTTAAAAGTTGCGTATTTCAGAGCTAATCCAACTGAGGCTTTGAAACTGTATTCAGAGACATTGCCACTTGAGGCTGCTGGTCAAAGGATTAAAGGCGTTCAACCGACTGTTGCCACTGGAACTGCTGCATCTGCTATGGCAACACCATCAACACAAGCCCAACAAGTTGAAGAACAACCTGTTGGAACTCCTGTAACTGTTACTGCGCCTGCTGGTAGGGGACAACAGCTAGTTGCCCAAAGAGATCAACTTGTAAACACAATTAATGTTTATTCATCTCCTGAATTTATTACTAACAAACGCGCTCAGGATATTGTTGCTGCTGCCCGTGAGAGTTTAAAGACCATTAATACGGAGTTAGGTCGTTCTGCTGTTGAGGGGTATGACTGGTCTGCTATTGAATCTACAGTTCCTCCGCTTTTCAAACAGCGTGTTTTGAACTTAAAACAATTAGCAGAAGCTGGTGAGATTGACCCTAAAGAACTTGCTAACCGTGTTGATGCTATTGGTAAAGACGCAGTTGAGTATGTAACCAAAAAGCAAGATTACACTAATCAAGATCGTCGAGTTGCTGCTGCTATGTTTGAAGGTAGAGCAATTGAAAGCCTTGCTCCTGTTGAATTGATGCAACTTGAAAATAAGTTGTACGAGATGCGTATTGCTGAAAGAAAGGCTGGAGCTTCAACTATTAATCTTCCTAGCGAATCAGAGCGTACTGCTGGCTTCCTTACGAGTCGTTTACAAGGGTCTTTGTCTCAGCTTAAGGCTGTTACTGGACAAGCTCCATCTGCTGCTTCTCCGAATATTGGTGCTGAAGCAGTTAAATTGCTCACTGGCTCTGACTACCTTAAGAATCTTGCTAATCCTGAAACTCGTCAGCAAGTTGAAGCGGCTCAGTTGGAGTTGCTTGATGCTGCGTTGACATTGGGAACTGGTGCTGCGTACACCAAAGAGCAGTTATTAAATTATCAAAAGTCGTATTTTCCTCAGTTGGGTGATAAACCGGGGACGATTAAAGATAAGGCCAATCGTCTTAACAAATTGCTTGAGTCTGCACAGATTAAAGCTGGTCGTGCCGCACCACAAGAGCGCCCTGCATTTGATGTTGATGCCGCGATTAAACAAGAGCTTGAGCGTAGGAAAGGAAAGAAATAATGGATCTTTCCAAAGTATCAACTAAAGACCTAGAGTACGCTCGTCAAGGTCAATGGGATAAGGTATCTACCAAAGGGCTAGAGGCTATGGCTGAAGCTCGCGGTATGACCACTCAGGCTCAACCATCTGCGGTGGCTCCTGTTCCTTATTCCCCTGCTGCTGAGACTGCTAGGGCTGCTGCTGGTGGTCTTACGCTAGGTTTTGCTGATGAGCTAGAGGCTGCTTTTCGTTCTGGTGCTATCAGTGGCGATGAGTACACAAAGATTCGAGATCAGTTAAGGGCGCAACAAGGCCAGTTTCGTCAGGAAATGCCGGGTCGTGCTTTAACTTCTGAGGTGGGTGGTGCATTGGCTATGCCATTTGGTGTTGTTGCTAAGCCAGTAACTCGTGCTATGGGTTTGCCGGGAGAAGTGGCGTTAGGTACTGGCATCGGTGCTGCTACTGGTGTTGGTATGGCTCCAACGATGGAACAAGCACCAGAAGAGGCCGTTAAAGGCGGTCTAATGGGGGGATTGTTCACTGGTGGTGTCAGTGGCTTAGGAAGGCTCCTAGCGCCTAATGTGCGTCCTGAAGCGGCTGCATTAAGAGAGCAAGGTATTCCTTTGACTCCGGGCGCTGCGTTTGGTGGCCGTATCCAGCAACTAGAGCAATCAACAGAAAGTATTCCGATTCTTGGGCGTATCGTAACTGGCGCAAGAGAACAACAATTTGAGAAGTTCAATACTGCGGCATATAACAAGGTTTTGAGCAACCTTGACCCTAAACTTAAGGTTCCTGCAAATGTTACAGGCAGAGATGCTTTTAACTTTGTTGAGCAGCAGATTAAAAATCAGTATGAAAACGTAGTTCCTAACTTACGGATTACTTACAATCCTCGCGTTGAGCAATCTTTTGACGCAATTAAGAAAAGATACTCTGGCACTAAGTTGCCTGAAGATTTGAGAAAAGGTTTTGAGAACTATGTAGATGGTTTAAAGGCTGATTTTTCTACGACTCAGGTAATGAGTGGTCGTAGGGCGCAGGCTATTAAACAAGATTTGGCTGACATGGCTGCTGCTTATTCGCAGGAAACTGGCGCTAATAAGTTACTTGGTAGTGCTTATCGTGATCTTCAGGGGCTTTATATGAACCTGATGAAGAATCAGAATCCTGCTGTTGCCAAAGATTTACAAAAGGCTGATGCAGCTTATCGTGATTTTGTTCGTGTTCAAACTGCTGTAGCTAAGACTCGTGGCGAGGAAGGAATATTTACTCCTGCTCAATTAGAGTCTGCTGTACGTCAGGCAGATAGGTCTGTCAGGAAAGGGGCATTTGCTCGTGGCGCTGCTCCTATGCAAGAATTGTCTGGTACTGGTGTTAGTGTTTTAGGTACAAAGGTTCCTGATAGTGGTACTGCTGGTCGAGGAATGACTGCTGCGTTAGCTGCTGGCGGGGCATCGATGATTGATCCTCGCATGGCTGCTCTTACTGGTCTTGCCACATTGCCTTATTTTGGTATCGGTGAACGTCTAATGTTTACGCCTCGTCCTGCGTCGTTTACTGAGGCTGTACAAAGAGCTAGGGCTGCTAGCCCGTTTGCTGTTCCCGGTTTGCTAGGTCTAACTCAATAGGTGCATCATGCCAAAGAACAAAGTATCTGACTACAGCGCTACAGCTAGTAACAACACTGACATAGGTGGAATTAACATCGCAGAAGGATGTGCTCCTAGTGGTATTAATAATGCTATCCGTGAGTTAATGGCTCAGTTAAAGGATATGCAGACGGGTGCTGACGCTGATGGTTTTGTAGTTGGTGGCGCGTTTACTTGCTCTGGTGCTGCTGTATTTAGCTCTACAGTGGCATTAGGAAGCTCTGCTACGGCTACGACTGCATCTCCTAGCGATAACTCAACTAAGGTCGCTACAACGGCTTATGTGGATACTGCTATTGGCGGTTCTACTAAGTTGTCTGACCCCGGTTCTAATGGTGTGGTGGTTCGTACTGCATCAGCAACTACGGTAGCTAGAACGATTACTGCTGGTACAGGTATATCGATAACCAATGGTACTGGTGTATCAGGTAATCCGACGATTACTAATAGCGGTGTAACGTCTGTAGATGGCTCTACTGGTGCTGTTACTTTGTCTGCATTGACTGCATTTGCTAAAAGTCTTGGAACTAATGGGTATCAAAAATTACCCGGTGGATTAATGATTCAATGGGGTTATCAGTCTACCAATAGCACGAGTATATCTGTATCATTTCCAGAAACATTTAGCTCTGTTTATGCTGTTGTTGGTGGTACTGAGTCTGGTAATGGTTCTAGTGGTGGTTATTTCAGGGCTTCTGGTCTTTCAACTTCTGGTTTTACTTGGGCTCCCGGCTCTGCTGCGGCTAAGGGATGGTGGTTAGCAATTGGATCGTACTAATCATGGAAAAGATTGAACTTACTGACGAGCAAATCAACCATATTGCAGAAAAGGCTGCTGAGGTTGCTTTTCGTAAAATTTATGAGCAAGTAGGTAAATCAGTAATCCATAAGGTGTACTGGTTTGTCGGTGCTGGCGTTATCGCTTTGATGTATTGGTTAGCAGGAAACGGGAATCTGAAAAATTGACCCAATTACTATTGCTGCTGCGTTTAAAGCCGCCACGACTGCCATAGACCTGTGCAAGCGTGGCGTTGCTTTATATAAAGAAATAAAGAG